TCGTAGACCACCACGAGGCGGACGCGAATGCCCGTGCTGACTGGGAAGCCGCTAGCGGAAAGGACCAAGGCGTTGCGATCCTCAGTGTCGGACGCATTGTACGTGCCGGCAACGTTCAACTTCGCAGGCTGCAGGGCCAAGCCGTCGCCGTCCGACGGGACCCAAAGAACTTCAGCCATGTTCTGTGGCATGCGTTCGGTGTGTTGGCACATCTGGCGGATGGCAGCGGCGGTAGTCGTTGTGCCGCTGCCACCGCTGGCAGCGTTGAGAAATGGGACAAGGGTGCCGCCAGAGACGACGCCCATGCCCACGATGCCTGAGCGAGTGAGCTCCGTGCCAGGGTAACTGACTTGCATGCATGCCGCAAGGCAGCGAATGGAGCCGGCGGTGCCGGCGAGAAACCCGCCGCCAGGGGCGAGACCAGATGCCCACTGAAGTGCGGAGGCAGCGGTGTCAGAAGTCAGAGGCGTGACGTTTCCGTACACGACGCCCGCGCCAGGGACATAGGCCACAAGGGCCGCGGTCTCAGTGGCGCCGGAATTTATGATGAAGTCGGACTCAAAACGAGAAACAACCGCACCAGCGGTGGCAGAATACACGCCGCGGGTAAGCGGCGCGTTGCACGGGTCGGCCAAGAGGGCTGCGTACTCGCGCGCCGCTTGGTCCAGCATCATCCTGGGCTTGGAAGGCCCGGGGCGAGCGCGGGGAGCGCGGCTTGTCGGCGGCTTCGCCCGAACGGGCCGGCGGCGGCGGGTGCGGATCTTCGCCATCTGCGATGGCGTTGCACGAGCAATTGCAGGTGAACACCATTTACAGCGGCTCACGCGTCGCGGCGGACGATGGTGTCCCACGCGTGGTGGTGCAGGACGGCGGGCAGCTGCTTGACGCTGGCCACCTGCGCCTCCAGCTCCTCCAGGACGCTCCGGCTGAGCCCGTACCGGTCGACCGCGAACTGCCAGCTGGCGTCGCAGATCTCGTGGGCGCTCACGCAGAGCGCCTTGAACTCGAACTTCACGTTGGTGACGACTTTCTTCGGCGTAAGCTCAAGCAGCTTGCCGACCCACACTCGAAGTATGGGAATGTGCGCGCAGCTGTTGCGCAAGCTGAGCGCGTCGCCGCGCACCTGCGCGGCCCAAACGCCGCGGTCGCCAGTGCACTTGAAGCCAGTGCGGCTCATGATGCGAACAATCTTCGGCCCGCACACCGTGCCGCCGGCCGATGGCCAAAACAGCAGGCTGCAGAACTCGATGTCGCTGGGGTCGGCCGTGATGCGCGCTTCCGGCTTGTAGCCCGCCTGCAGCGACCAGCGCTCGAAAGCGGCTAGGTACGCGGTGGCGAGCCGCGCGGGCGTTGCGGCGAGGCCGTCGTCGCCCATGACGATGGCGCGCGACTCATAGAGCGGCTGGTCGATGTCCGGGCTGGGCGGCTCGCCGCGGTGGCGCCAGTCGTCGCAGGCGCGCTGAACCTGCGCCGCCGCCTCGTCGGTGACGGTGGGGCCGTCCCAAGAGGCGTCCACCCAGCCGTCGGGTCGCTCGTAGGACGCGACGCGGCGGCTCTTCGCTTCGCCGTGCACCGTCATCATCGCGAAGTGGTGCATGAGGGCGTTGGCGCTTGAGTTGCCGCACGTGG